GCTCGGTTCAACATCATCCCCGCCCCAATCGTATCCAGGCAGGGCAGTATGGATGGAGCGTCTCAACGTGCCAGTCTCAACGCCGTGGCCTTTTCTCAATTCCTTCTTTGCTTCGCCTTCAACAGTCAAAGCAAATTCAGAAATGATCTTCGCGCCATTCTCTTTTGTTGTTCTTAGCACCTCATCGCCTCGCCAAATCAACTCAGACATTGAGCGCCTCCACCACACAAGAGACATGATGCTCAGCGGTCCCGTTCTTGCGGCTCAACATACTCTTCACCTCGTACACCGTCTCACCAACAGTCACCTTATCCAGCGCCTTCACATCCGTGCCGCGTGGAACCAGCAACACCTTCGCCTTGATCCAGCTATATTCTGCGGTCTTCGCATCCAGAACTTTCACACTCTTCTCCACCAGCCTGCACCGCGCCTCACCCATCACAACATCCGCGAAAACACTCGCGTTATAGCGGTCAGTCGCCACCTCAGCCACAGGCCGAGTGATCGTGCAAGTCTCGTTCAAAAAGTTATCAAAGCTCATTACAACCTCAACACCGCCGCCGTCACAGTCGTCCCAGACGAATAATCAATCTGCACCTTCCCATCCGTGTTGTACAAATTCGGCGGGAACGGCCCGATCATTCTCTGCTCGGCATTCGTCACTACCACAGCCAGGTCAGTTACAGCATTCCCGTCCACAGTGGTCGGAGTGATGATCGTCACAGTGATCGGCGCGCCTGCCCCATTCTTCACCAATAGGAACATGCGCCCATCGTTCACAAAATCATTACCATTCACAGCATCCACCGCCGCATAGGTCTCTTCCAACCCAGTCCGCACGATCTGCTGATGACTAAAAGTAGTTCTTGCCATATTCATACTCCTTTTTTATCTTCCTCCAAATATCGGCGAAGCCGTATTTGGGGGAAGTGGCCGAAGGCCGATGGGGGTCACAACGCCTTGAAGACCAATCTCTTCATCGCCTTCCGAAACTCAGCATCCCAATTATCTGGGGCCGTATACGAATACTCGCCAGCAATGCTCTCGCCTTTCATCGCCGTGCGCTCGATCACAAGCCGCACCAGGTCAATGATCACCTGTGCCCGGACAAGTCGGTCATCCGTGGGCTTATACGTCACCACCACACGATCACCCCAATGCGAATCATCGGGCAAACGCTCGATCACACCGCCCGCCCACGTCTGATACTGATCACTCGTCAGCGTAGAGGTATCTTCAACAATGCTCGAAACGCTGTAGATCTCAGTGGGCATGAATAAATACTCGCCCTCACCGCGCATCGTCTTCACGACCTCGGTCGCATACGCATCAGTCTGCGGAGCGCCGATCCGCGCAGTGATCTGCGCCTCAACACGGTCGATCACCGTCTGCAAATTTGCATCAGACAAACTCGTATTGATCAGCGCCTTCACATCCGTGGGAGTAACAAGGCTCATGATTATTTCCTCTTCGCGCGCTTGGCTTGCGGCTTCATGATCGCATGATCTTCTCCCTCCAAATGGCGTTCTTCCATTTGGGGGGATGCCGAAGGCAGGGGGGTCGGGTCTGGTACAACCTCCACGAACCCATCACGCACATACATCTCAGCATCCGCCGCGCTCATCGTCACCACATCGCCTGCATTGCCAACACCGCCAATCCCCTTCAACGGCAGTATTCGTACTTTTACTTCATTCATAATTCACTTCCATTGTTCCCCTCTCCAAATGGCGCTTTCCCATTTGGGGAGGGGCTAGGGGTGGGGTCGGGTTTAACTCTGCGATCCAACCACAGTCCAAGTCGGGGCCAGCGCAGTGCCAGTATTGATATACAACTTGCCATTCGTTGTATCCGTCACCAGCGCGCCTTTCTTCGCCCCGCGGAATGAAGCCGTCACACCAGCGGTCGTTTCTTCAACCGCCACAGTTGGGTCGGTGCCAGTCATGCTGTTAGTTCCAACCGTGATCGTATTCACAGCTAAAGCCGCAAGGTTTCCAGCGAACGTAATGGTCAACGTTCCAACGCCCGCAGTCATTGTGCCAACAGCAGTCGTCACGCCGCCAGTGCCAATATTCGTCAGAGCTTCGAGCGCCGTATCCACGTTATCGCGCAATGTATTATTCGTCGCGCTCCAGGTGATCGCCGCAGTTGTCTGACCGTCATACGCCAATGTGAACGTTCCGCCTGTAGGCGTCCCGCCGATCGTCAGCGTCTGCACTTCACTTGTACCTGTGCTCGGCACACCAGCATTTTCATAGGGACCAATCGATCCTTCAATTTGACTCATATTCGTTCTCCTTCCAGTGGAGCAAGCTCAGCGCCTGCTCCACTGATCACTATTCACTAACTACTGATCACTACTAACTAAATGCCCGTGATCTTGCAGAACGCGGTCGCGCGATAGATTGCAAGCGCCAGGCGCTCATCAGCGCGGATCGCCAGCTTACCTTTGATGAAATAATCAGAGTGAGAATCGCTCACCTTAATATTTGCGCCGCGGCGTCGGAAGATTTCCGAATACAACTGGAAGTCACCCAACAGTGCAGTGTTCTCGGTCTCAGCCGTGGTGATCACCGCAGGCAGACCCCAAATGCGTTCAGGGCCAGCTTCAGAGGGGTTGCCCCAGATATAGATGCCGTCGGTCGTGCGCAGCAAGCGGATGGCCTGCCAATCGTTCGGGTGGATCACGATCGCCGAAGGCTCAGCAAAACCAGTCGCGCGGACTTTGGTCATGCCCTTATAGATCGCATCAGGAACAGGGTCAGCGCCCAGGGCTTGTGCCTGAGTCACAATGGTCAAGAACCCGCCCAGGTTGGGGGCATTATCATCGCCAGTCAAAAGCTGAGTTTCTTCAGTCAGGCTCAGCATGGTCATCAAACGGTTATCGATCAACGACTGCGCCTGAGCCACATCTTCAAGCTGGATCTCGGTCACAGGCAGGAAGGTTGCGATCTCACGCACGGCCTTCGAGCGTTCGGTGTAAGCCAAGGCGCTTTCGCCAGCCTGGCCGCCTTCAGCGCGTGTCGCGGCGTTGTTGGTGAATGTGGTCTCTTCCATGTACACCACAGCAGATTGGGTGGTCGGGGTCTGAGGAATAAGATCAGCCACCACAGGGCGTCGATTGGCATACTCAACCACGCGCCCAGTGCGGACCGCCTGCGGAGCAAAGCCAGCGCCTGTTTCCATCAAGGTCTTCACCTCAAGGAAATCGAAATCATTCAACTTCACTTCAAGGCCCTTGATTCCACGGCGGTTCTTATATTCCTGCGCTTCAACGAACAACTGACCCAGGCTCTTCACCTCGCGTTGTTCATGCGCTCTGCCTTCAGCATTCTTCGCGCCGCCCAAAGGCAATTGGCTCGCAGGGCGATTGCTCTCGCGTAAAGCCTGAGCGTTTTTCTGGAACACATCATCCGCGAACTTCGCATCTTCGATCTGTTTTGCAAGATCATCGATCTCAGCATTGCGGGCTTTCACATCATCGAGCTGCGCAGGGGTCAGGTTATAGCGGTCCTGACCATCAACCTTGGTTGCAGCCTTCGCAAAGATCTCCGCCAATTCGGCGCGCTTTGCATTCAGTTTTTCAACTAACTCTTTCCAGTTCATGATCTTTCTCCTTGAAATAATTTTGACTTTTCAAATCTTGCCATCTCACTCAGCACATCATTCACATCCGCCAGCGGCTGCGTCTCGACCAAAATGCTTGAGATTTCCTCAACCATCTTCACCAAACGTCCGCGAGTCAGATCTGAAAGCGTGCGTCCTTCACTCTCGCGGAAATTCTTGCGGTCCTTCACGCGAGCCAAAAACTCTTCCACGGTGCTCTCCACCAGTGCAGAGTGTTGTACAAAAGTCGTGCCTGTCACAGGCAGACCCTTCACACCAGCCGTTGCGGGGTTCATACCCCAGTTCACATCCGAAATATCGTACAGCTCCACCTCGTTCAAAATGCGGATCGGCCTCTGGCCATCTTCCCGCTCCTTGATCGAATATTCATGGATGTCGTATGCGTAAGACATCTCGGTAATATCGCCTTCCTGAATGCCTTTGAACACCCAATCAGAAAGCGGAATATCTTCATAGTATTTGCGCGTCACTTCCACGCCGCCAGTTGCCTCTGGTGCCCATTCAAGCACCTTCGCTGGCAGATCCTCGCGCCCCACTTCCCGCACGCCCTTCACGCTCGCGATCGGCGGGTTCATCGAATTGTGATTCCACAAAAACCGCACGCGGCTTCTGCCATCATTCAATCGTTTTGCAAACGACCCATTCACCGACATATCAAATCCGCTGTCCACATTTCCATGCACAGCAAAAATGCCAGTCACGATCCTGGTCTTCACATCCAACTCTTTCACAAAATAAGGCAAAGTTTTATAGAACATTTTCTTCCTCCGTAGGGGCAGGGTCTCCCTGCCCAATCTCATTAAAGAATTCCTTAGCTTCTTCAGCCGTCGGAATGATCGTCAAACACACAACACCTTCCGCATCTTTTTTCACCGCATACA